TGACATAAGGGGTTTCTCCTTTGGTTATAGTATTATTATAGCAAGTCTAAGTCCTTGCGTCTGTGAACTGTGGACACTTCTTCAAGTGGTTTAATTCTCTCTTCAATTGGTTTGTTGAATTTACAATCAATATATTCCTTGATTTCTTCAACAACGTCCTCAAAGTGGTCATCCCAATAGTTAACACACTCATCAACTACCTCATTGTCTGGTAGGTTTTCCATATATCTCAACATATCATCCATAACATATTGAACTAAGTCCTTTGTTGCCATATTGTCAACATATCTCTCAACATAAAATGCTCTGAGTTCATTGAGTTGATTATCAGTAAGGTTGACCAACTCATCTTTCATTGTATTATGTGAGTAGTATGTGAATGATTTTGAATTCATTTTAATAGTCCTCCTCTATGTTGTTACCTATCCAATGGTGATAGTTGAATTCTGAAATGTCAAGATACTCATTGTCGTGTAGTCTGGAAACATCCTCTGGTGTTTCTCCGTCAGGGATGAATACAAACTCTTCACAAAAATACTGTGCAGAACCTACCCCAAAGTTTTCACAATGGTTTAGGATTTGATTGATGTCATCGTCACTAACTTTCAAATCTGAAAGATACTGAACATCTTTCTTGATTTGTTCTGATGATAATTTCATAAGGGGTAATCTCCTTTGTATATATCCATTATAGTGGTAAAACTGCCATACTACCACTCTTAGTGGACACTTTCTTAGGTGGCACATTCAACTCTTCCATAATAATTTGTTTTGGTAGTATGTTATAGCAATAGTAACTACTACTAAATGTGATCTTATCATTGTCTCTACCATCTGGACTAATAAACTTCATTCTCTTATCAAACATAAGCAACTGTAAGTCCTTATCCTTGAATAGTTGTTTTGGTGCTGAATCATTTAACCAAGTATTTGTCATTATCAATGCAAAGGGTTTGCCAAAGGATAATGCTCTCTCAAAGTATTTTCTTTTATTTGTAAATGGTGGATTTGATATGATTATATCCCAAGCGTGGGGTTCATAGTCAAAGAAATCCTGTCCAGTTGATATGTGTGAGTATATGACTTCATTCTGTTTTGATATTTGTTTTACAAACTCACTCTCCTTTGTATCAAAAGGACACCAGACTATATCCCCATCTGGAATATACTTGAGAATAGGTTTGACACCATAATCAGGTGTATAACACTCATCGTTGTTACCACCCGAATACATTAACTTACCACTATCTAATTCTTGTACCATATTCCTTGATTTGTTTTGTACTGATACTTACACCTATTCTAGGGTCTTTCTTGTGTGATGTACCTTCATCAAACTGTTTCTTAATCTTAGGTAACAATATCTGTAATACATTGTTTGCATCCAACTTCCATACCTCTGCAACTCTACCACCATCAAATCTTGCATAGTAATGATTTTCATACTTACCAATTTTGTCCTCTATGATGTATCTGCATTGGTCTTCCCAAGTGTCTTGAACACTAATACCATTGTATGTACCATTAACATTCTTACCTATGGTAGATTTGTACTCACAACCACCATCTTCATCTATTGCATCTTCCCCTGCATAATCATCCGCAACTTTATGACCAAGTAAACCTGCCATATAGATTTCCCTTGACCTCGCATAAGAGAATGGGTCACCCCATCCCTGTTGGTCACATAATTCATACATCTGTTCGTAGAGGTCACGATACTTTTCTTCGGGGGTCATAATAACTTTGTAACTAATAATATTATAGCAAAGATTTTATCATATATCAATGTGATATGACAGTAATTAAACTGTCCTATCCACACTCCATATCATACTTTGCTTGACTTTCAATGATAGCATCAACCTTTTTTCTAACTAAATTGCACCATTCTATGTCATCATCGTCAAGTAATTGATTATGTTCAAGATAATACTTTAATGTATAATCTATGGTTGTGAGTTCGTAATTGTCTAATTGCATTTTGTCCACCAAGCAGTTTTGTTAATTAAAAGTTCACAATATTGACAAGATAATGATGACCAACTAAAGTGATATACAGTCTGTACTGTATCACACATAGGACAAATTATGTCTCTACCATTAAATCCTGACCTAGTGTAACGATCAACTTTCTTACAATTTAAGTAATAAAATCTACCGTCTTTGTCTTTTAATGCGGGTTCTTTTGTAAACATTACCATTCCTCCTCTGGTCTTTTTGCTCTTGCCTTTTCAATCTTATCGTAAAACTTATCAACAGTAGTCTCTAAGACTTCAAAGATTTCATCTATCTCTTCCACTAACTCTGTATCATCGTTACCCTGTGCATAACCCTCTAAGCAATAGAGAATAGTGCTAATCTGTTCTTCTCTTAAAGATATGTTTAGAGGTGTCTGTGGAAATTGACTTCTAATTTTAGACATTATTCCCCCTGACTATCTGAAATGGTTACTTGTGATGCAAATTGATCTACAAATTTGTGTAGTTGGTCAATCTCAAACTGGTCAACGTCATCACCCTTTGCACCAATATAGTAAAATGTGTGTTTGATGTTGTCGATAAGACAATCTAAAGCAACTTTGTTTTTAGTTCTCATCTTACTCTCCTACAAACTTGTAGTTGTAATCATAAAGTAAGATGTCTCTTACTCTTTCTCTATCAAGACTATCTCCATCCCCCCATTCACAAGACTTTTCATTCTTGTCACTACACATTGATAGGTAGTTCTCTGTTGCCCTATAAATGTCAAATTTAGTAAGTGGTTGTTTTGTCTCTTTAGACATCATAGGATAGAGTGGGTCATTCTGACCATAGAAACTGTCAACATAGTCCACAAAGTCTGTGAGCATATCATTGAGTTCTGTATTTGATGTTCCTGAGTTCATAATAAGGGAATTGTTTTGTTATGTACTTATTATAGTATGCCTTTATCACTTTTCAACATACCTTGTGACAGTTTATCAACTGACCCAAGCACCACCTGTAAGGAAGTTTAATCTGCTAAATTGATCTCTATTCACAAGTTTGTATATACCATATTTGTTGTGCATTACATATCCTTCACCATCTATTTCACCATCTTCATCGAAAGAAGTCCACCAAGCATTATGTTCACACCTCTTAAGTGCATCCATCTTAATTGTCTTGACTAACTTCCAAAGTCTCATCAAATTAAGATCAACATTATGTGAATGTGAAATAGCATTGATGACATCATCAGTAATTGTAATTCCAGTACGGATACAATGATTGATAGTTTTCTTTAATTCCTGTGCTTTTTTATTATCTACAAATTCCACCATAGTTGCCATTTGTTTTGCAAATTGACATCTATCATATACAAACTCTTTAAATTTACCTTTTGCTTCGCATTGCATATACAATACCTTCTCAAAGTCACTATTCAAGTTGTAGTCTAGTGGTATTGCTTCGGTATCAAGTAAAGTATCACCATTTACTTTGTACTCAGTATGTGGTGCTACAATTAAATTATGATATATTTTGTATGGGAATAGATAACCAATTGTATTAGGTTGGTAGTAGTCATCGCCACCCATACCCAATAAGTCTCCCTGATAAATCTTGTCTGTTCTAACAAGATTGTCAAAGCAAATATGTAATTTACTTGCTAAGTCAGGTTTGTTGATGTATAATATATCAATCTCTTCGTGAGAGTGACATATCATCTTCTTAACTTTGTTGAATACTGATTTTGTACCAACAAAGAATTTACCATTTTCGGGATTTGTACCCCACACAATAGCAGGGCAACCATCTATTTTAAGTGATACTTTTCCCTGTGTGATAAACCAATTTATTGCTGATAAATCACCTGTAAAGATAGTATCTTCGGGATGTTCAATGTGTTTGAGTTGCATTTGTCTGAGTGATAGTAGTTTGCTTAAACTAATATTTCTCTCTCTTCTTTACCTATATTAACACATACGGATTATATAGTAACGATTAAAGTCCAAATGGTAATAATCTGACACCATTTCTTAACAAAAATGTGTCGATAATTAAGTTTGCTATATTAGTTCCCCAATGTAGCATCCATAAGAATGAAGCGATAAAGATTAGTTTTTCTTTTAATGATAGTTTCATTTTTATCTCAAGTATAAGTATCCACCCGCCCAATCAACATTTTGGGGTGTTAGTAAAAACCTAATGTCCTCTGGTTTCTGGAAAGTAAACCTAACGTGTTTTGTTGCAGGGGATTTCCAAGATGCAGGTTTGTAAACATCACCTGTATTTTTGTCAACAAATGAATGAACTGAACTATCTCTGTACTCATTTCTATCTTGAAATGTATCGAACTCAACTTGAACAATCTTGTAGTATTTCTTACCTTCTCTGATCTCAAACTTCATCAAGTTAGCAGTACCATCTTTGATACGCTTCAACTCTTCTTTGGGGTAATTACTATCGGGGTCACTTGATGCCATTCTCTCCATACTATCTGTATGATACATTTTGTAATTCTCTGTAATCGCTTTGCAATAATCTTCTGTGTAGGACTTGATGAAAGTTCTGTTAGTTTCCTTGACTGTATCGCCAATTACTAATTCCATAGGGGTTCTCCGTTTGTTATGTACTCATTATAGCATTAAAAAAGGGGGTTGAGTACCCCCTTGTGACACT